CAGGTAGTTATCCAGCAACAGTTCCTGGTCGCCAACATTGCGCAGGTCGGAACCTACATCGCGAATAGCCGAGTTGAGAAACGTCAGCAGAAATGGTGACGTGTTTGTAGCTATCTGCCCCTCGCCGGGCGTGTTGGTCGCTCCGGCCATGTCATCATTGATCTGCGAGCGGAATAGGTCGGCCATGCTCTGCAGGCTTGGGTACCGATTATTCCCGCCGATGACGTTGCTGGGCATTAGGCATTCCCCACTGCGGAGAGAATGCGGCCTGCCATTTGATCTATCGACAAGTCCTGCTCAAACTCAACAGTGATCAGGATGCCGTTGGGGCCTTCGATGCCTATCATTACGCCGCCCGCATAGACCGAGCCACGTATAACCGGGACCACGGTGCAGCCGGGTGCCCACTCGTGAACCAGGGAGGAATCCATTCCCGCCATAACCATCGCATCATCGACAGGCACTAAGCCTTTTTCCCATGCCATATTCTTTCTCCTTTTACTTCAGGGGCGCGTCGCTATAGCTGTCGGGAGACATGGCCGCCAGTACTACTGCGCAGCGGCCCCTGAAGGTTTACGCTGTTGCCGGGGGTCTTCCGGGCCCGCGTTTAATCTCGATGCCGGCCTTGGCTGCACGCTCAGCATCGATAATGCAGAGCACGCCAGCCGATGACTTGTGGAATGCAATACCGGCCTTGATCTGGTCGCCACAATTCGGGCAGGACTGCTTAATCTCCGCCTTCTTCATCCAATCAGCTTCCACGCCAAGAGCTTCCATGGCGTCGTAGATGTCGGGATGGGAGCGAAGCCAGTTGCGGAAGTTCTGCGGGTTTGACGCCTGCTCCTCAAACGCTTCATCCACCAACGTTTGCCGGGTTTCGTCCCGCGCCTGCTCAGCACGCAACAGCTCCTGCTCGCTCGGCTCTTTGTTCAGCGACGGAAACAGCCCATACTTGATCAGATCCACATTGTTCCCGGTGTAATAAAGCGCAACCTGCGACGGGCTGGGCCGGAAATACGGGTTGGTGCTCGGGTTGTTCGGGTTCAGGATGTCAATTGCTACGCGCCAGCCAGCCTCATCTCTCGGCTCTACATCCACGCGCTTGCCGCCGCGCTCCACGTCCTCAGATATCTGCTGTGGCGGGTCGGGCACGGCATAGCACGTCACATAGCGCTCGCCGTTGTGGCATCCCGGCAGAGTGCCGCGATAATACGGGTGCCTCACGGAGAAATCCCGCCGCGCTACCGAATGGATGTAGATGTGCCGGTGAATGGGATACATTCTCGGCATATCTGTTGAGTACATCTCCGGGTTCTGCTCTTTCATAATCGAGAGCGGATCCGTGAACTTGTGGGCCCGTTTGATTGTTGAGGTGGCTGCCATGTCTCTACGCTCCTGTCTGGATCATGCCGCGTTGCGTGCGGCTCGCTATTGCCATGGCTCGCGCCATATTCTTTTCCATTTGCTCTAACCGCTTCTGCACCAACGGGGAACTGCGGCGAATCCTTACCCCGTCCATAGCGTCGGCCAGTACGCGATCGGCCTCGGCCTCCTCCTTGGCCTGCTCCTCCTTGATGATCTGTAGCCGCTCCGCATCGGATATCCTGTTCCAGCCCTCAATCAGCGGAACCATGACATCCAGAATGAAGTGCGTCGGCTCCATGCGTGCGGTGAGCCATTCGCCATCCACTAGCTCACGGTGAATCAGCTTCCTGATGACGCGATACCGACCCCGATGCGGATACTGGCCCAACGTAACCAGCCCTGTATGCTCGTCGGTGTTGTCCTTGTACCAGCGGTACGGCGTTCCGAACTTCTCGGCAGGTTCCCACATCATCAGTGCCCAGGTAGCTTCGCCGCCCAGTGACAGCACATCCCGATAGCCGAGATATCCGTCACGCTGGAAATATCCGCCGTCGCGCATCGTCTCGGACTCGCCCCAAACCAGCTTGAACTTGGGTTCGCCGTACTTATTGGTGCCGCCGACGCGAGTTAGGCGATCCTGAAACCACTGCGGGCATTCACGACGCATTGGGTGCCAGCCCCTGAATATCGTCGAAGCGAATCAGGTAATACTTGGTGGCGCCGGGCTTCTCGTCCTCAACGCTGAATGTCTGGTAGTCGCGGCCAAACTCGCTGGTCTTGACGATATCTCCCACCTTGTACGGATTGGGAACCATCAAGCCATTGCGCGGGAACTGCGCACCGGCAGAAAGAATCTTGCCGTACAGCGGCTTGCGTGCGGACTTCTCTGTGCGCAGAATGCCGTCTACGCCGGTCTTGAGTGAGTCCTTCACGGGAATTTCTTCCACGAGATAGGAGTCGAAGAATGTCTCTAGTTGTGCCATGTCTCTCTCTCTGTTTCAAAAAATCGGGGCACCCGGTAAAGAGCGCCCCATGTAACCCTGGTTCTCTCGCTTTGGTGAGAGCTTGTTACAGCGTGACCACCGGCAGACCCTGAAGGTAGAAATTCTCCTTCGGGTTGTTGCAGACAAGCTGGAATCCACGCTCATAAGCGAACATGGTGCTATCCAGGTATGTCGTGCCAGCGGAACCGCCAGTATTCGGAACTGGAACAACCGTGGTGCCCGGAACCCACTCGTGCAGACGGGTCGGGAACAGCTCGCCAAAGTACCACGTGCTGGGAACGATGTAGTCCGCACGGGTCGGCTCTGCAGTCGATGCCCAGACCACATCCGAACCCAGGTACGTTTTCTGCATGTTCTTTCTGGCGATATCCGGCACGGTATCCCCACCCTCGTCAAGACGGGTGTAGCCGGAGCTATAGAACTGGTTGGACTGGGTGACGCCCTGAGCCGCGTTCACCAGCCAGAAGCCAGACTGGTTGGCGTCGAAGTCATCGCCCATCGCACGCATACGAATGGCCTGTACGCGCTCTGCGGTCGAAGGAACAACCGTTCCAGTGCCGTTGAAGTTGATGGTTGGGGTCGAGAGCCGACCGGGATAGTTGGCCTTCGCGATTCCACCGATGGTGCCGGTGTTGCCGTTCGAGAGCCAGTAATCCTTGCCGAGAATCGATGAGCCAGCCGCGCCAGTTGCACCCGAAACTACCAGGATGTCGCCGGTTGTGGTGCCAGCCGGAAGCGCTGTGGTCGCGTAGATGGTCTGCCCAACGGCATCCACGTAGCTGATGGTAAAGCTGCCGCGATTCGTTCCGCCCACTGCCGAAAGCACCTGAACGGTCTGCTGATCCTGAAAGGATGCCGCAGTGTTCAGGCCAACGATGGAGGAGTATGTAGCAGTGCCAATCGAGCCGCCGCCAGTCGCGTTGTTCACGGTTGCGGTTGCGGGGATTTGGTCAATGGTGCCCGAGCCGTCACGATGAATCAGCCCTTCCACCTGCGAATCAAACGACTTGAGCGTGTTCTGCAGCTCGTCGCGCCGAATCTTCACCAGGCCGCGCTCTTTCCCGTCTGTCGCCTGAAGCGTCAGGTTGGAAATCTCGCAAACGTTGGAGAGCCGCACCGGAGCCACAACAAAGCCGTCATACGTCGAGCCAGTACCACGGCCCCAGATGGCAATGCCTGCACCGGAATCTGCAGTCATCTGCTGAATGCCGCCGCCGCCCTGCGCACGGAACGGAACGCGCATGGGGGAACGGGTGACACCGCCGCCGCTGGTGGCGTTGGCGATAGGCATTTTGTGCGCGCCCTTCTCAAGACGAGTCAGGAAGCGGTCAAAACGCGCTTGGTAATCGGGGACTTCATCGACCCACTGGTCGAGTTCAATGGCCTCTGCGGCCAGTTCATTCATGGGGGATGCCATGTGTGTGTTTCCTCAAAGTAAGCTCGGACGCTGTTCGCTCCGGCGCGATGTCTCTATCGCTGCTTGCTTACCTGGGGTTACGAGAATTACCCGACTCGACGGGACACAGGCTACTGCAAGTGATATCTCATTATCGATACTGCTATGTCAAGAACTTTCTTCAGACCGTTGAGCGGACTTGGACAACCTTGCCGCTATACAGCCGGTACATCTTGCCGCCCGGATAGCTCGACGCTGTCCACTCCAGCGGAGTATTGCGGTGGTCAATCTCTTCCATGGGCGGCTTTACGCTGCGAACTTCTACATTTGGTGCCACTGGTCCGCGGTTCGCCGTTCCCGGCCGCTGCTGGATTGGCACCGCCTTGGGCTTGGCGTTCAGGAAGTTGCCATATCGCTCGCTTACCTGCGCGTCCACAATCGCTTTGGCTCGCTGGCCCATCCATGCGTTCACGTAGTTGGATACCGTGGTCGGGTCCGGGGACTTCTGGCTCTTGAATGCCTTGTATTGCCGCTGGAAATCCTTGTCGTTGCGCGCTGCGTCGATGATGCCCTGACGGAAGGATGTGGCTAGTGCCTTCGTTCCCGTATCGTTCAGCTTGAGCCGCTTTTGGTATGGGTCGAAAAACTGGTTGAATAGCTTTTGCCTCTGGCTATCCACCAGGGGTTCAATCTTGGTCTGCCAGTGGTGCGTTTGCCGCTCTTGCTCGAACTTGGTGCGCTCCTGCTCGAACTCGGATGCCTTCGGGTCCGCCGCTGCCGGTAACTTTGCCTGCTGTGCCTTCTGGCCGAGTCCGTTGAAGCCTTCACCCATCTGTCGCAGTGCGTCATAGGTGCGTTCAAGCTTGGTAGCATCATCCAGCCTGCCATACTTGCCGTTCAGCACGTCCACCAGATAATTGAACTGCTCAAGTACGGGAGACTGCTGCAACTGGCCAACCACATGCGGCAGGATCGCAGCCTGAAACGCTTCCGGGTTCTTTGCCAGCCGATCCAGATATGCCGGCGCCAGCTTAGCCAGCCCCGCATCAAACTCCGGCCCCATCCCCGCAAATGCCTTGGGATCGCCGTTCAGGATGTAGCTGTCTACTTCCTCGGCCTCGCGTACCCGATCCTGTATGGCAGTCAGGGCTTCGACGCCCTTCAGTTCGCCATGGCTCAGCCCATCCAGCGTGGCGTAGCGCTCGCGGATACCGTCAATGCCCCGGCCCTCGATGCGCTTTAGTTCGTAGAGGCGCGCATAGTCATCCTTGGCCTGCTTGACGAACTTGGCAGCCTCAGGATTGGTCGTCTTGAGGGTGTTGAGGAATGCGCGGTAGTCGCGGCTGAACTTGGTGGTGTATGGGTTGTCCGCTTCGTCCGTGGTCGCCTGCTCCGGGGCTTCTGGAGTTTCCGCCTCGGGAGCTTCTAGTTCTGGCGACTCTATCTCTACGTCAAGTTCCGGTGTCTCTACTTCCGGCGTTTCCATCACGCCCGCATCTAAGCCGTCCATCTATGTCTCCTAGTTAAGCCGTCCGTTTGGATTGGACATTGCAATCTTCTGTTTCACCGGAACGCCATTCTCGTCTTGGCCTTCCTTTTCGGTAATGACTTCGTGCGGTACCAGCGTGTGCTCGTTCTGCAACTCTTCCGGCGCAACCTGCAACCCGGCAGCCTGCAACATCTTGGCCTGGGCATCGGGCGCATACTTGCTTGGGTCGATGGTCACTGAGCCTCGGAATTCCATCTCCTTCGGAGGCGTCAGTTGCTGGCCCATCTCCACATGCTCTTGCCAGTGCAGTGCGGCGTTCTGGAATATGGCCTTTTGCTGGTCGCTGCCGTTCTTGTACTTGCGGCCCTCGGCAGACTTCATCCAGTCCAGCGTGACAACCGCATGGACCTGGTGGTTCTCTGAGGCGTTCTGCGCTACCGGCACAGATGACACGAGCGGCTTGGTCTGCTGTAGCTGCTGCAATTGCTGTCCAAGCTCCGTCTCGGCCTGCTGTAACTGCATGACTGCCTGCTGGCCCTCTGGCGTCTGCGCTTCCGGCTCCATCTCTGCCATCTGCAACTGCTGCGCAATCTGCTGCAACTGCATCTGTAGCTGAGCGATCTGCGGGTTGGGCATGGGCCCGGCCTGCATCAGAAGCTCAAGCTCGCCCTCTTGCTGCTCCACATCAGACACGCCATCAATGCTCAGGCCATTCAGCGAGGGGAAGCGGCTCATGCGCGGCAGGTTCAGAGGATTGTTGACGATGTTTCCGTAAAGCGGAATCTTGGTGCTTCCCTCGATCAGTTCCGCCATCTGCGCTTCCTGCTCTGCGATGGTCTGCGGAATCTCCATCGACTCCGGCTCGCAGACTACAGAGCCTTGCAGCTTGGATAGCTCGACAGTTATTCGGCCCTCGCCGGGAATGTTGGCGTCGATGTTGGTGAGACGATTCTTTGCGCCCCACTGCACGGCCTGCCCTGCGGCATCCGCCAAAGCCATATTCATATGCGACCATGGCATGGAAAGAATCTGCAACGCCTGGTTGCGCTTGAGCTGCGCTGTTGCATAGACGCCCTGATCGCTCTCACCATCCGAGCCGCCCCAGATTGCCGGGGTCATGCCATCCATTTGCTCCGGCATCTTCTCTATCAGGTACTCGATGTATTCGAGCAGCCCCGTGCCGATGGTTGGGACTTTCTCTACGCCGGTAATGTTGTCGATACTTTCCCCAGCGTTTAGCTTTACGGGGATAATGACATCTGGGTCGTTCGGCAGTTGCCTAAAGCTCTCCATGTCGAGCTTTTCGGCGTCGGCAAAGCGCCGTGCTACTGCGGCCCTAAATGTCCTATCCGCCAAGCTCAGCGAGGCATTAAGCCGCTTCTGGACTGGCAGATAGTTCGAGCCAACCGAATCGCGGTTCTGGCCGTCGCCATCGTATGGGTGGACAATGCGGAGACACTTGTCCATTGATTCGTTGCGGATGAATGCTAGTTCCCCGCCCGCGTGAACAACTAGCAGGCCATCCGGGAAGGTGTCATAGAAGAGGTCGCGTATGTCCTTCTTGGCAATAGCGCGATACTGTGAAGGGCGATACCACGTATAGGTTTCCGTCGCGTCCTGCTGCACGCTGTCGCCTGAGGAAGTGCTCGACTGTACCGCCAGACGTACCCTGATGCGCTCCTGCCGGTCGAGTTGATCCGCACCGCCGCCATTCTTCGAGCCTGCACCGCCCGCTTTGATCTTGTCTTCTATCCACGGATAGCGCTCCTTCAGCATATTGACGTTGCGTTCCCAGGAGAGCCGCTGCCATGGCATCTCGCTCTGCTCGTCGCAGTAGATGGGGCACTTATGCTCCAACTTGCCAAATGCGGTGGTAACTTCGCGCACTGCCGGCTGTTCGCCTACTTCTGCGGATTGATCATTCTGAAGCTCCGTCTCTGCTGTAATGCCATCTGGACTCGGTACACCGAACGCGTCCTGCTGTTGCTCCGGTGTCTCTGTTCCCCACGCCTGCTCGTCGGCTACTGAACGCGTGTAGAGCACAACGCGGCCATCAGTCCACATCAGGCGTGCAATCTTGGCAGCAACGTCCTTCACGCCGGCTTGATTGACCCATACCTGCCAGTACTTCTTGGCCTCGTCTGCCGCCTCTTGGTCGATTGGGTCACGAGTAGACTTTGGGGAGAATGTGACGCCAGGTACGTCGCGAGCAATGGCCGAAGAGAACTTGCGTTCACGCGTTCCAAAGACATTGCAGGCCCACAGCTTATCCGCGTTCTGCGACTGCATGATCTCTTGACCGCTGGCCTTTGAGCCGTTGACGCTGCCGAACAGGCTCCAGCCGTTCCGGCCTGCATTGAGGAACTGATAGCCACGCCGGAATAGCCGTTGCTCTGATGCTTGCAGTATCTCGAAGTTGCGCGCCGCAGAGTCAGCCTTCGTGGCCACGTCGCTCATATCGTCGATGGCCGACTTGTACTCGCCAAGCTCATCCGGCCCAAACATATCCTCAGTGGACACATCAAAGCTGGCATACTTGCCGCGTGGCGGATAGGCGGACAGGTCGATAGGCGTCAGGATCTGGCCTGTCGGTTGCTCGGGGTTGTCCTGCTGGTCTGCTACCGGGGGAGTGGTCGCCATTTAGTGGTGTCAGCCCTTCATCGTTTCGGCCTGCTCGGTTTTGCCATGGAATTTAGCCTCCAACGCGGCGACCCGCTCCTCTAGCGTTCTATAGCTGGACTCTCTCAGCTCATCCGTAAAGACATGGCCAGCGGGATAGGCGCTAGGAATATGCAGATTGCCCTCGTCCACATATCCGCGGAGCACGCTGCCGTCAGCAGTCCACACTTCGTAGCGCCTCACTTGCTACCCAGCCCCGGCGAGTTAGTCTCTATCTCGATGACTACCTTGGCGCGCTCCACATCTCCGGCCTGCGCCTTGGCGCCGTGGTTGTGCTGGAATATGTCCAGAATCTTTGAGCCAATCTCGCCCACAATCTCATGCGCTTCTGCGGCACGGGCCAGACGCGAGCTAATCGTCTCGTCGGGATGGCCACCGGACAGAACATTGCCCAACATGTCCAGTGCGATTAAGTCACGCTTGATGTAGCCCTCTTGGCCGGCCTTGGCTTCTTGTGCCGCGATCTGCTCTGGCGTCAGGGGAGTTATGCCGTCGCTCACTGCATTCCCCCGCCAGCGCAGTCACCAGCAAACGAGTGCGCCTCAGCCGCTGAGCCGTGCTGCGAGTCATGCTCGTGCATGTCAGGGTGAACGGCGTGAACGTGATGCTGGCCGCCTTCGTGGTCATGCTGAATCTGAATCTCCGTGGCTGGGCCGTGCTGTTGTGCTAACGCCTTGCCGTCCTGCTGGTTGGCTGCGTCGGGCTGGCCATTCTCTTCCTCGTGGCTGATCGCAGCGTTGGCCGGCGACTTGGCTTTCAGCTTGGCCTCGGAAGACTTCATTGCGCTGTGGTTGGTGAACTTGTTGCCACCGCTATCCTGAAATGCCATTTAGTCCAACTCCTCGTAAAAGTAGTGTTGTCCGGTATATGGACAGAGCCGACGAAGCATGCGCCTGTCTAACGCGGTGCGGGCCAACCTTATAGCCATAAGCCGAGCCTCGGCCTCGTATCCGCAGGCGATCAGATACAGCATCTCCTGCTCCTTGGAGCCGAAGGCCATCAATGCCCCTTACGGAACATCACCGCCGCTATGTGGTCGGGCATAACCCAATGGTTGTTACCCTTGCCGAGGGTCGGGTCTTTCTCTTTAGCCTGGAGGAGTGCCTGGAGAACCTCTGGCGGGAGTGGCTTCTTGTCTTCCATCACTGCTCCTTAAACTCGTCCAGCGTCGCTCGCTGGCTGGACTCGTAATCGTGAATCGCGGGTGCCTTGTGCTTCTCTTGTGGCTTGAGTCGCGGCTTGTCTACCTGAATGGCACTTAGTCGCGCTTGTATCTCGGTCAGCTTGCCCTCTAGCTCGCGGAACTGCCATTCAGATTGCTTTCGCGCCGTCTCGATGCCCAGCATGTCGCTCAGCCACACGAATACCGCAGCCACACAACTAGTGATAATGCTCAATGTCTCACTCCCAGCGTGAGCGATAGAAATCGCTCTATCGCTCATCTATTCCCACCACTGCCGAGGCTTCAGCGCCCTGTTCCTGCGCTCCGTCTCATTCAACAAAATGAAGTGCCGCGCCATCGCGTCGGGCGTGGCCGCCAACCGCTCCTGAATCACTACATCGTGTGGCTTCTTGGCATTGCCCAGCATGTCCACCAGGCCATACCGCAACTCGTCGCCCACGTCGTCGTACACGTGATCGGTCTTCAGAACATCTTCGCCGCCCTTGTCCTTGTCGTATTCCAGACTAGGAATCGCGGCTAACGCTTCGGGGCACATCTCGGATATGAACCATGTATCGTCCTGGATCTGCTGATACATGAAACGCCATCCAACGACTCGTGAGCCGGGCTCCATGTTCGCCGGGGAGGGCATCGGCAAAGCTGAGCCAGTCCCGGATCGCAATAGCTGCGCCGCCGTGTTCTGGCTCGTCTTCTGGCCGAATGCATCCCTCGACAATATCCATCGGCTAATCTTCTGGCCTTGCGACAACCTGGCTATCTCTGCGCCTAGTTCTTTTTCGCTTGTGTTGTCGTCCGCAATGCTCGTGATCAGTTCGCGATAGGTGAAGACGCAGCGCTTCGGCGTATCCCAATTTCGACCGAGAAGCTTAGCCTGTTCCGGTAATACGTTGCCCACAGCGTGCCAGTGGACCGGAGAGTGATGCTTAAACCCCCAGTCTTGTGAAATCCAATGATTCCACCACGGTTGAACGATCTGACTAAGAACCGAGGGATGTACTTTGCGCTCATAGTCGATAAAGTTCGTGAAGTACTGGCCTTCCGGCGTATTCCAGTCGCCTTCCAGCAATGCCTTGCGCTTCTTGTCCGGCAAGCCTTGTAGTGCTTCGCGGTATTCCGGTCCCAGGTGCGGGTTATGGTCCAGCAGTGCCGGCACATATGCAAACTCATGCTTTAGGTGCTGCAGCTCTTTCGGGAACTTGCGATCAATCCATAGCGCCTTGATCCACTGCACGCCTATGCCAGTTGGGTTTGTTCCCCCAAGGAAGCATGGCCTATCGATGCCGGGATATCTGAGGCGAAACAGCACCAAGTCCTCAAAGACATCCCGCTTGTTCTCTGACAACTCTTCTACGGCAATGTCGCAAAACTCGGAGGACTTGTACGAGTTGGGGTCTTCCAGGTTCCTCAGCGCGATCCTGCCGCCGCCAAACTCATCGTTGACAAAGAAGCACAGGCCCTCCTTCTCTGTGCGCTTGATCTGGCCCAGCCAGCGCGGAAACTCATGCTCAATCTTGCTGAGCTGCCTATCCTGCAATGTTGGATAGTCAATCGAGAACAACCCCGCCCGCAAGCCACGTATCCCAGTCGCCTCGAAGCGCCGGATCAATTGCCTCAGCAGCCACCAGCGCAGCACATACGACTTGCCACCACCAGCAGCGCCACCATACAGCGTTAACCGCGCCTGATCTGTT